TGAGTGCCGCCTATCACAAGGTCGAATGCGTCACGCACATCCTGACCGGTATTTTCATTATTGCCATTAGTCGTAATTAATGCCGCTATATCATCTTTTATACTCATCGCTAACCGCCAAAGTCGTTCGACCAGTCATTCGACCAGTCATTATGTGAAATATCATTATGTACGCTGAAGGTCTGGATATCCATTTCAGCGTTGGGAGATGCTACCTCTTGTATCTTTTGTGCGCCTGTCGTGTACGCCCACGTTAGATGGTCAGAAGATATTAAGGTAACAGGTAGAACTATGCCCATTACAGCAGGATTCGAGGGATGAAACGCAATACTGGTGGGTGTTATAGGTACGCCACCATTAATAATCACGCTGATCTGTGATGTCACATCACCGGTTGCCATCATCGGTCTGTCAAAATGTACTTGAATGCCATCAGGTTGATTAGATAGAACCCTAGACTGCGTGACCACAGGCATTGCCGGTAGTACGCCTCCTGCCCCTGAGTAATAACTACCTACCGAGTGAGACAAACCTCCAAAAGCGTGTCTACGAAAAAAAGTCCCCGATAAAGGAGACCTCTTCCTCATATACCTTAGAATGCGCCTCATTATGCGCTCACAGCACCTGTTACGGCACAACAACCACATTGGTCAGACGTTAGGCTTCCACCTGCTGCACCATCGGCTAGAGTCCAACCGGCAATCCAAGCAATGCCGCAATCGGATGCGACTTCATGTGGATTTCCAGTGACTGGAGCATTGAGCGCAGTATCGTTAGCTCGAAATTGCATACCATCACAATAACTTTTACTTAATTTTGTGCTTGTTGTTGCATTTGCACTGCCATCACATTTAGTACCACTCATTTGGAAACCTCTTTAATTAAATTCGGGACATCACGACCCATTCTGGGAAAAGTATAGATAATTGTCTCGCTCCTTTCATACGATCTAAATCGTCTTGGACTTCTTGACCTCTTGTCTGCAATAAAGCATGGACATCGGGATATAAACGCTGAGAAACTGCCCACTGTTCATTCGATGGGCAGCTAATAATCATGCGAGTGTCTTCATTGTCATGCAGACCAAGCTTATGCTTGTCCAACATGCCCGAGCTTCTGATCCTTTCATTCTGATCTAATGATTTATCATCAGCAAAATGGGTGTGGACGTATAGTTTACCATCCTCAGTCTTAGCTCGAGTGACCGAATTCGTGCCTCGGTCGATAATATCGCTCAACAAGCTTCAACCATCTTACCAAATGCTTTTACTTCGTCAGCCGTTAGCTCAATGCTGTCATTCGGTTGGCATCTACCCTTCGCGCAAAATATTGCCGAACCATAGACGTTTGTGTATTTTTTAGATTTGTTTTTTGCGCGTGTAATTGCCGCACGTTGTTGTGGTGATAACTCTTCTTCCATCGGATTTCCCCTAATTGAAAACTCAGCATCCAGTGAAGGATGCTGAGAATATAACTACTAAGCCTGAGTAGCCGGAAGTGCATAGTCGATATCCGCGATGACTGCGTTTCCTTCTTCGTTCATTGAACAAAGAGAGAAATCAACAGTGATCTCGCGGTTCTCGGCTAAACCATCACGAGCTAAGACGTTAGTCTCATAACCTTGCAAGTATGAACGCTCCCAAGTTTCAGGATCGATCAAGTAAAGGTCAGCAGCACCAGTGTCAGTGTCTTGTTGGAAACGGTTAGATACAAGAGTTAATGTACCGAAGTTTGTAACCAAAACATTGACTGAACCTTGAGCAACAACACCACCAGAAGAGTTACCGTTACCAGTAGCACTAGTAGTACGGTTGCCTTGAGATACTGAGCTTTCCAAAGTCGCTATGCGAGCAGAAGAACTAAATAAATAATCAGATAGTTTTTCAATAACCGCAGGGACAGACATTGCAAGAGTAGGATTTCCACCCTTCAAGTATGCTTCACGCATCATATCTTTAATGCCCGTCTCAGTTAATGCTGCTTTAGTACCAACAGTAGCCGCAGTGGTTGGGTAACCACCCGGATTGCCTGAAAGTACAGGGTCAGCACCAGTAGCACCACGCACAGAGTTTGTAGCGTTTTGACCAGTACCAATCCATGCGCCAACACCGGCACATTGACCTTCAATAGATGCGCCATCACCTGCAATTGCTACGTTACGAGAAACTAATGATGCTTCTTCGTCTCTGCGTAATGCACGTTGACGTTTCATAAGTTGACGAATTAATTCATCACTTGAACCGACTGTGTTTGACTCGCGTCCACGATCAGAAACTCTTACAGTTTTTGATGCAATCTGGTGGTAGTTACCTAAACGCTCACCAGTTACAGTGTCGTTGATAGTAGCTGAAGAAGAACCATCGATACGCTTGTTGTCTTTGTTTGCTGCTTCTAATGCTTCACGAACCCATTCTTTATATGAGTTGCCTGAATCAGTAGAACCGATAGCATCACAAAAAGGACGATCTACTGGAGATACGTCATAAATTGCGTCCATTAATTCTTCATGGAGGCTTCCGTTGATTGGGACTGTTGCTAAATCTGTAGCGTCTAATTGATTAGCTGCCATAGTAAATATCCTGCGCTATTGCGCGTAATTAAATTAAAAAAGTTTCACACCTTCCTGTATTTAATTTCGCGTCTCTCGACAGAATATAAAATATCTTGTTATATCTCTATAATGAGGTTCTTGAGAGTATAAACCTCACTATAGCGATGTCAACTACATACCCATAAGAGCTTTAACTGCTGCCAACTCGTTCTTCTTACGGTTACCGACATTTGAAGTCTTAGCAGCTTTTACTAATGCCTCGGTCTTCTTCTGAGTGTTCGGTGCTTTACGCCCTCCAACCTTTAATGCCTTAGGTGCTTTTCTAACTTTCTGCAACGCTTCAGCAGTACCGGCTGCTTGTGCCTCGAGATGCACCAACTTACGAATCAAAGAGATGGCGATAGGATCAGAGATTGATTGAATAACCTCTGGTGCATAACCTGCCTCTTGCATACGCGTTTGAATAGCCTGTTGATCAGCCGATCGGACAGCTTTATCTTGCCACTCAGGGATTAGCTCAAGTGTGCGTGTTGCTGCACGTTGCATATTCTGTTGCTGATAATGCTGTTGATTACTTTGTGCTTGTTGTGCCTTGCCCTCAGCCTGTTGGAATGCCTCGTTGAATTTCTGTCTCAGTAGAGCCGCTTCACCTGCGTCATCTGCCTCGATCTCTGCCCAATTAGTATTCTCGAATTGCGTCTTGATGGCATCCATCTCTGAAAATGCTAGGACTAATTCTTGTGACACGTTCTGCCCTGCGGCTGACATATCATTAAAATTATTCATCGCACCGTCTTGCTCTTCTAAGCGGCTCTTGAGCGCATCATTCTCTTTGACACTATCGAGATAACTATCCTTCAACGAACCGAGAGATACTGCATCCTTGCCTTCACCCATCCCTATTTGAATCCCGTACAAATATTCCGGATCAACCTCGATGGCTGCTGCCAATTCTTTTATGGTTAATACTTCGTCCGTTTCTTCGGTTGGTACTTCTTCACTGGTTTCTTCTTCCTCAACATCTTCGATCACCTCCTCATTAATTTCTTCTTCTTCTACCTCTTCGACTGTCTCGTCAACTTCAGGTGTAAATAATTCTTTTACTTGGTCTAGTGCTGCGTCCATTGGTTTGTCTCCTAACCGTTAACTTTTTTGTTTTCGTTTGATAAAACTTTTAACTCTCTAAATAATAAATGCTCACAATCCATGATGGCTGACAGAATCTCTCTCTCGACCATTGTTGCTGTCCTGAATTTTTGAAAAATATTATTCTGTATCTGCTCTCGCAGTGCATCTAGCGCAGGATGATCTAATATCAACTTTGCTAGTTCTTCTTTTGTATTCATTCACTACCCTTTCATGTTGTCAGAAATTTGTTTACTCATATCACGACCGGCTTCTAATTCTAATTCCGCAACCTTGATCGCTTGATCGGCTGAGAATTTAATACCGTCTGAGAATTGTTCCTCATTAAATTGCATGTGCTGAATCTTTATCTTGAGTGAGGCTATCTCATTATCAGATGCCAACTTCGCACGTTCTGTTTCGAGCTTAACCTTGTTGGCCTCGATATCCGCCATACCCTTAATATTCTCAGCCTTGGCGAGATCAACTTGAGACTGAATCATCAACTGTTCCTTCGCCTTCGCCTCTTGCTCTGCTTGCTGTTTAGCCTGAGCCGCTTGCTGACTGGCTTGCTGTCCTTCAGGACTTTCAGGGTCAAGCATGTATCGCTCAGGATTTTTAATACCACTCATCTTGATACTGTCTGTTATTGCTTTGAAAGCCATGACCTCATTCGTGAGCGTACTGCCCTGAGCCAACAACTCTCGTTGCAGCATGACCACAGTATTCATAACACCGGCCATCCTTGCACGTTCTGCACTGGATGATCCGATATGCACTGTGACACTGGTTCTGTCCTTCCACTCTTCAGGCATTGTGCTGATCCATCGACCGTTTACTTTCGATGTTATCTGCCCTTTGAAATTTTCTTTGATAACTTTATGTAATGCCACAAACAAACTACGAATGAATGTCTCACCGAATGTGCGAGCAATGTGTGCATTGTTTAATTCCATTGCGGACATAGCACGTTCAATACCATGAGCCGTATCACCGGCAACCTGTTGTGCTTGGCTTGCTGTGCTAACAGCCGAGCCGCCACGTTCACTTCGTTGCTGATCCATATACGACAGCATCGAGTAGGTTGACTGAGGTACTTCTGGATTAGGCACAGGCAGGACTGACTGAACATTATCCGCACGAACCACACCACCTGTCCGAGAGGTCAGTAAGTCATCGATATTAACTGCACCGGTCTCAACAATAATTCTCTGCGTTGCCGCCAGTAATGAACCGTCAATAACAGCACGAACCACTGGAGTCTTTGCATCTTGAACAGCTTTCAATCGATCAAACAAACTAACACCACGATATTTATGCGGTAATATCTGAGTCGTGCCACCCACTAATTCTGTGCTTTCTATCGTATCGTTACTGAGTAATTGATTGTTTGAGATAATACACTTTCGAAACTCAGCAATACCATCGCCATCGAAATCAACTTGTAGGTAACACTCATAGACCTGAATCTGTCGTGTTGATTCGTGTGCGGATTCATAATCCAACTCGTCCGCATTTCTGCTGCGAGATAGATCAGTAATCGTATCAGTAAAGCCTGACAATGATTCAACGATATCAGGATCAAATCCCTGCTCGATTAAATCAGAGGCTGTTTGAATACCCTCGTATGCTGCGAACCTAGCCGTCTGTAATACAGGACTCTTATGGTCACCAGATACCACAACAGACTCGGGAGGTAATGACTCAACAACAGGTCTGCCGACTACTCGAGTGCGTTTAATTTTTATATTAAACATCGACTGAGCTTCCATCATCGCCATCTGAATTGATTGTGGATTCTTTTGTGCAGCCATCTGTGCCATCTCGGGATCAGCTTCAGATGCCATCTGCACCATCTGCAATTTCTCGGTATTACCTTCGCGGATCATCTCCTGCTCAACCACCTCGATCTCTTCACCTTCTTCGGTTGGCTGCAATAATTGTTGCAGTGCCATCTCAGGGACATTCTCAAACTCTTCATACTTTACTTGAGTCCTCTCATCCCAGAATACTTTGGCGGTGCAATTTCTATGTAGCAACGAATCTTTGAGTGCCGTCTGGATAATGGTGTGTCCGTCATACTCCTCAAAAAATAAGTAGTTAACCATCTCAGACTCTAGTCTCGATTGATCTTCATCACGATCATCTTCAGGCTTAAAGACCGCGACCATATCACCCACAAAAGTAGGCATGATCTCAGCGACTGTTGCCTCGACACCATCCATCACATCCTGACTGATATAACGTGAAGCATTCTCGTCTTTGGCCTTTGTCTTTGATATGGCCGGACGCTTACCAAAATAATATTCTAGTGGTAATGCAATGTTCTCTTCTGAATCTGAATTCAATGAGCCGCCAGTACCATTGGATATCTCTTTCATGCAAATACTTACAAGCTCGTCATCCGACATCGGTGGCATTACTTCTTCTTCTTCATTCATTAATTGTTGCATGATATATCCCAATCGTTATAAGAACCGTCACCGGTCATATTAATTTTCTTAACTGCAAAAGCGTAGACCAAACTATCAGCCAGATTAGGAGACGGCATCTTCCTGCGTCTCATATCATCTTTGCTCTCGATCTGTATCTGCTGCGTATTGCTACGCTTCCTTTGTATCCTAACTAACTCTGACTTTAACTGCGCCAGTTTGCTGATGTCGGATGATAAACTAATTAATTCACTGGGGTCAATGTACTCACCGCTTTCTACTGCACGATAAGTCTTGAAAAATCTGTCACGCAATGCCCAATAATACTGAGCGCGTTGGTTACGAAATACATCACGATTCTTACGATCATTCTCATATTTCTTTTCAGGCTGATGCGGTAGTTGTGAGCCGATGAATGCCTCAAACTGGATACGACCTGATGGACTGTGTGGATACGACCTGATGGACTGTGACTGCGCAGCCTCTCCTTGACCGCAGCACCCACGCCAATACCATCATAAACCAGATGCGTTGCGTTGATATCCTCTGCGTAATTGAATGCCCAGTTGATACCGTCTGTGATGTCACCATCGGCCTTGTCCAATGACTCCACCACGACTGAACCATGAATGTGTGTTAGTGCCTGATCATCGTTGCCCTCGTCCGCAGGATCATAACCCACTGCCTTTGTTCCTTTTGGTTTGAATCCTAGTACCTTGTGAGCATCAACCGCAGCATTCACCCACTCAGGTTTGATTACTGAATCTTCGTAGTTGCCATGAGGGTTACCTTCCCAGATGTGCAGATATTTATTATAGTTGTTTTCCTTATCGTCCATCATATCCTGATGAAGCTCGGTATTTTTGAAGTACGGGTTATCGCTGTATGTTATTTTCTTGACTAGAATCCTATCGTCTTCGTACTGACGCTCTTTGTCTAACTGGTCTAGGTAAGGGGATATAAATTTTTGGAAGGTTGGGTCAAACTCATCGAAGGGATTAAACGATACCCATATCTCTGAGCCTTTCTTTCTGAATGTGGGAATCAATACATCCCAACTGGAATCGGATACCGACTCAGCCTCTTCAAGCCAACAGATATCGATACCCTCCATAGATTTTATAGCTGTGACATTAGAGGCAACACCAGAGAATAGAAACTCAGTACCGTTAGCACCTCGTATGCCTGTCTTTGTGATCTCGTAATGATATCCCAAGCCTAAGCGATCTATCGTGTCACAGAGAAGCCTGTGGACAGAATCCAATATAGACTTCTGCAACTCTCGAGCGCAGAGAATCCGCATTTGTTTTTGATAACCAAGTAGAACTAATACTAAAGCTATTGAATAACTCTTACCTCCTCCCCTGCCACCGTAGAAAACTTTCATTCTCTTGGGTTTGAACAATCCCCTCATAGCCGAAGGAATCTCAACAGCCAACTCAGCCATCAGGAAAAGATATTGTAATTGACCTTACGCACATAGATGCGCTCATCTTCGTACACCGAGGTCTTCTCAAGCGTATCAAAATAAGGCTGAATAAATCTGGTATAGGTTGGGTCAAACTCATCGAAGGGATTAAACGATACCCATATCTCTGAGCCTTTC